ATTGGTCTTAAACCTAAAAGCCTAAACTAAACTTGTTGCATTAACCTCCGTGAACATATACGCTTGTTCCTACCAACCACAGAGAGGTTTTTATGCACGAACTAGACGAAGCGGCTTGGGAACAATGGGTGGCTTACCGCAAAGCTATTCGCAAAACCATCAAGCCTGCCAGCGAACACGCGATGAAATTGAAGTTGAGTCGCTTCGGTGCTGACCAACAAGCCGTGGTCGACCAGTCGGTCGCAGGGCAGTATCAGGGTTTGTTTGAACTGCATAAAAAAGCCGCACCTCGACTCGGCGAGAAGGTCGAAAAGACCGACAAGCAGCGCGCCGCCGACATCACCCGTCACGCCGAACAGGATGCGTGGAACGCGAAGGTATGGAACGCGCAGGAACCGACTGCGCTAAACCGGCTTAAACTATGCGAAGCGTACCTTGCTCGACTGACTATTAACCCTGACCCGGATGCGCTTGAACGTCTGAAGGACTCGACCGCCGCCGCGTTGCGGGTAGCCGATGCAGCCGAGGTGTTGGGTCACCCGCACTTGAGCAGCATGGTGCGTCAGTTGTTCGGCGAACGCGGCTTGAATAAAATCAAAAAGCGGGAGGTGCAATCGTGAACCGCGAAGAAATCATCCTGATGGTGCAAGAAGCGGTCATTGGGTTTCCTAACCAAAACCCTTTTGATTTTAGACTTCTCCAAATTGAAACGATTGAGCGTTTTGCAGCCCTTGTTGCCGCAGCCGAGCGCGAGGCGTGTGCAAAAATCTGTGATGAATACACGCGGTATGGCGACCCAATTACAAACTGGTCAATAGACTGCGCCGCTGCTATTCGTGCGCGGGGCGAGGAGGTGCAATTATGAAAGGTCTATGGAAGGCATTAAAAGCGTACCAAGGGCAGGCAGACATAGACGGGCATGGCGATTCATGGCGGGTTGCCTGCGAGAAGCAAACCGTCGATGCGCTTGAAGATGCCATTCAAGATTCTGTTGTTTGCTTTAAAGAAGTTGACCCGAATTGGGAGTCGTATGCCACTCGCCGAAGCGACGAATTTGAGCGCATTTACACCGCAGGTGAGGCGATGATTTCCACAGTCGATGCGCTCAGTTCTGAATTCGAGCGTCAAGCAAATATAGATTTGGCTATTCGCCTTATTCAACACGCACAGGAATTGGGATGACCCGCACTTGTAAGCAGTGTGGAGAGAAGTTTAGCGGCGCTTCGGCTATCCTCCAGCATCGAAGTGGCGTGTGCGGTAGTGAGGAACTGCTAAAGTCTCGCGGTTGGGTAAAGACCCGCACCGGGTGGGTATCGCCTCAACGCGCTCAACATGATGCAAAAAGCCGTGCAGTTTGAACGGCTAATGAGGAGCCGAAATGCATCGCATATTGATTACGGTGCGTTCCTTGGGTTACTGCCGAACAATCCTAAAATAACGCCATGTGACCTTGACGGCATCATCGAGCGCAAGGGCAAGTTTCTTGTGCTTGAATGGAAGCGCAAGGGAGAGGGAATGTCGGAGGGTCTACGCAGAACCTTGCAGGCTCTCGCCACTACGCCTAACTTTCAGGTTTGGGTTATTCGCGGCGATACAGACGAAGGTTTAAAAATAGCGCAGTTTTTCTTCGTGCCGCCGCAGGGTAAGCCGATGCTTTTAGGCGAAGGCGTGGATGATTTTATTCGCGCCTACAAACTTTGGTTCGAGTGGGCTGACGGTCAGTTCTAATGCGCTACGCCGCTCGCCGGGATGCTAACGACGCTGACATAACAACCGCAGTGCGGGCAGCAGGGTTTACGGTTTACGATTTAGGAACAGCAGGGCAGGGAGTACCGGACAAACTGGTCACGGCCCCCGGCTTTGCAGCCTTCCTCGAAATCAAGACCCCAAAGGGTAAACTGCGAAGGGGTCAAGAACGCTTTCAGGAGGCGTTTGAGCCGCTTGGGATGTGGTACCTAGCCCGTGACCCTGCCGAGACAGTAGCGTGGCTTCAGGCGCGGCTGACGACGACCCAGAAGCCCTGACCCATCATCTGATGGTGCTGAAGATGGTGGATATGGAAGCGTTCGCACAACTTTGGTAGCCACCAGCGTGCAGGCTCTTGGATGAGGTGGGCGTTACGCCCGTTTGATAGCACCTTGACCGCCGCCCCCGTGTGGACAGACAAGAAGCCGATGCGCGGCATGATGCGAACAAGGTCATCTAGCACCGCGTCAAGGCAGGCGGGTTCGATGTGTTCTAGGACATCAATGCAGCAGACCATATCAGCCTCGACGGGCAATCCATACTCGGGGAAAGCCGGGTCATAGGGGTGGTAGTCAAACTCAAGCCCTGCGGCTTGTAGCGTGGTTTGGAGGTGCTTCTTGCCAGCACCGTAGTCGCTGATTGACTTAATCCCGTTGTCCACCGCTAGTTTAGCGACAAGGGGCGCAAAGGCGATGGAAGCCACGCCATAAGCGGGATTCATGTGCAGTTCGACCTGCTGTGCGCGGTAGGCGTCGGAGATGGTAGTCATGCTTGCAAGTCTCTGTAGGAGGAGTAGCATTATCGTACATTCCTATGGCAAAAAAAACGGAACCGTCAAAGTACGCTGCCGCGCTGCAATACCTCCAGCAGATGCGCGACCGTGCTAGCGAGTTTGTTAACACACCGGGAACAGCACGGCCCGACGAATATCAAGAGCGGTTTGGGCTACCCGGTGATGCGGTGCCTTCCCTTGCTCAACAAGGTCAAGCAGTAGCGGCGTTTGGGCGTGGCGCAAGCCGTGCGCCATATCGGATGCTTGGAGCGCCTGTAGACATTTCGGCGCTTGGCATGGCTGCGGCTGGTTATCCAACAGAAGCCCCCGTTGGCGGTTCAGATTACATGATTGACCAAGCCGCCCGAGCAGGACTTGCTTACCCGCGCACAGACAATGCGATGGAAACAATGGGCGATGTTGCTGCTAGTTTTGTTAACCCGCTTGGCCCTGCAACCCGAATTGGAACCACAATCGAAAGAGGCGTTGAATATGCAAAGTCAATCCCCGGACTTGAGTCACTTGGACGACCCGGAAGAAATCGCAGCGTGGCAGAAGCACAGGGAGCGGCTGCGAGGGCAGCAGGTGGCAAACCTCCCCTCATTGGCACCTCTACAGAACCCCTCACCGTTGCAGGCCGCCCCTATGTTGCCTCCCCTTACAAGAAAGCCATAAAAACTGCGGAAAGTTACGCATCGAGCAAAAACGTTTCGTACGAACCTCCTAAAGTTTTTAGAAAAGTAATACCCGAACGAGCAACTAAAATTGCTGCTGCCTACGACGAAATGCCGCACGCTCCAAATGACCCAAAGGTTAAAGCGGCGTATGACGCGATGATTGATGAAACGCTTGACCAATGGAGCGAAATAAAAAAGACGGGGTTGAAGATTGAGTTTATCCGTCCTGATATGCCTGACCCGTATGCAAAGAACCCTCGCGCTGCAATTATGGATGTGCGAGACAACAATCACTTGTGGGTGTTTCCAACTGAGAGCGGATTTGGCAGTACAAAAAGCGCCGATGTAGATATCAGCGGCAACCCATTGCTTCGCAAAACAGGCGAGGTTATTGACGGTGTACCGGTTACCGCAAACGATATATTCCGCATCGTTCACGACTACTTTGGGCATCTTAAATATGGGCACGGTTTTCGCGCAGACGGAGAAGAAAACGCTTGGCGAGCGCACTTGGCTATGTACAGCCCATTGGCTCGTAAGGCGGTAACTTCGGAAACACGGGGGCAAAACAGTTGGGTTAACTACGGCCCGTATGGTGAACAGAACCGCAAAGCAAGTGCTGCCGACACGATATATGCTCCGCAAAAAACCGGTTTGCTCCCTGATTGGATTATGGAAGAAGGTTTGGCAGATGAGTTCTACCCGGACAAGCCCTTGCGCCTGCCGCCAACAAAAATCGCAGCAGGGTTAACTTTGTACGGGCAAGGACAACAAGAGCGCAAGTAATGCCACGCCACTCGCCATCTAAAATTGCTGCCGCGCTTGATTACTTGCAGCGCCTTAAAAGCCAAGCCGCTGACTTCGGTGGCGGGGTAGTCGATACCCTCAGTGACCGCGCACAGGATGTCGGTGGACTTGCCTACGAAGCCCTGACAAGCGACCCCAACATCGGGCGCATGACGACGGCAGAGTTCTCTCAAGCCGCTGACCGCCCGACCCCTCGCCTAGACCAAGTTGCCCAAGAACTTGGCACCATCGGCAAGGCAATCGTCACGCAGCCTATTCAGACGGGCAAGGCTCTTGTGCAGGGCGAGATAGAGCGCGCAAAGGGTGCATTTGACAGCCCCCGTGCTGCCGGTGAGTACGCAGGGTCAATGGTTGACCCTATGCGATTGGCTGCTGCGCTACGCAAAACCGTTCCCGTTCTCGAAATGGATGTGTACCACGGTACACCGCATCGCTTTGACCCGACCGAGGAAAACCCGTTAGGCGAGTTTGACGCAAGCAAGATTGGTACGGGTGAGGGGGCACAGGCTTACGGGCACGGAATTTACCTTGCTGAATCGCCGAAGGTTGCTCGCGGATATGCAACGCAAATTCCTTACAGAAATTTTGAGAAAAAAGTTTCTCAAATTTATAGTGAACATGACTCGCCTGATGATGCAATGGAGGCATTAAAGGACGCGGGGCTTTCAGCCCAAGAGTTGCGCGTTGTTCAAGCCCTGCAAAACGACGATTTTTTAGGGTTCGATTATCCGCATCAAGCATTAAGAGCCGCGCTTAAAGAGCCGGACAATTTTGATTTAAGCCCTGAAACAAAATCGGCAATACAAGACCTTTCTCCCCTCTACAAAGCCGACCTCCCCGACGACATGATTGACCGTATGCTTGATTACGATAAGCCGATAAGTGAGCAGCCGGAGTTTGTGCAAAAGGCATGGGCTGATTGGCGTAATACCCCTCAAGCGCAAAAACTAGTAAAACAAATGGGTTCGCGTGGACTTTCAACGAAAGACTTGGAAAAAACATTTGGAAATCCAACTGGTGCAGCAATGCACAAATGGATTTACGAAGGATTCGGCTCATCAAAAGGCGGCGAAATGCCAAAAGTTGCGCAGTTCCTAAAGGACAAAGGGTTGGTCGGTGTTAAATATCAAGACGCAGGTAGCCGAGGCCAAGGAGGTAGCGGCACCCGCAACTTCGTCGTGTTCCCCGGTGAGGAGAAGAAGGTCAAGATACTTAAACGGGATTAACAGGTTGATGCGGCACGGTAAACAGAAGTAAACTGTTCACATGGTTAACCAAGGTTCTTTTAAAAAAGGTAAGAAGGGTGGCCCCGGCAGACCGAAGGGCGTGCCTAACGAGTCAACGCAACTGGCGAGAGAAGCCATTGCGCGTTTCGTAGACGGCAACGCAGGTCGGCTACAGGGCTGGCTTGACGAGATACACGCAGACAAGGGCGCAGAGGCGGCGTTTAAGTGCTTCAGCGACTTACTCGAATACCATGTACCCAAGTTGGCACGCCACGAACACTCCGGGCCAGACGGTGGCAAGATTGAGATTGAAGCCACATGGGGCAAGCCCGAGTGAAGCAGCGGGTCTTGCTGCCGTACACGCCTCGCAAAGCCTTCCTGCCGTTCCATGAGCGCACCAAACGATGGGGGTGCCTCGTAGCCCACCGTCGTGCCGGTAAGACCGTAGCGGCTGTCAACGACCTCATCCGCGCTGCTTTCATGTATCAGGGGCTGAACGGTCTGTTTGGCTATGTCGCGCCGTTCCAGAATCAGGCCCGTAGGATTGCGTGGGACTACTTCAAGTTCTTTGCCGAACCGCTCATCAGGGACGCAAACGAAGCGCAGATGACCCTGACGCTTGTTAACGGCGCGAAGATTAGCCTCTTTGGAAGCGATTCCGCCGATGCGATGAGAGGCTTGGGGTTCAGCGGCCTGTATCTCGATGAGTACGGTGACTTTAAGCCCAGCGTGTTCGGCAATGTGTTAAGACCGGCCCTCGCTGATAAAGGCGGTTGGTGCGTTTTTGCAGGCACGCCAAAGGGCAAGAACCAGTTTTGGGAGATATATCAGACTGCCCAACGCATACCGGATGACTGGTTCCTGCTGCGGCTACCTGCTAGCGAGTCGGGGTTGCTGCCGCAGGGTGAACTTAACGCAGCGAAAGCCCAACTATCGGAAGACCAGTACCTCCAAGAGTTCGAGTGCAGTTTTGAGGCGGCTATCCTCGGCGCGTTTTTTGGAACAGAGATGCGATTGGCAGAGCCGCGTATTAACGAGCGTGTAGTCTTTACGGAGGGCTATCCGGTACATACCGCATGGGACTTGGGGTATCGAGACGACACCGCGATATGGTGGTATCAGGTGGTCGGAGGCGAGGTGCGAGTCATTGACTTTTTCGCAGTCTCGGGTGCAGACATCCGCACCATTGCGGAGGTGGTCGTTAACAAGGGTTACAACTACGGCAAGCATTACCTGCCGCATGACGCACGCGCCAAGAGCCTACAGACGGGGCGCAGCATCGTCGAACAGTTGGCTGACCTGCTCGGTATTAACCATTTATCGGTAGTGCCGGACATTGGCGTACAGGATGGAATCCAAGCAATTCGTCAAATGTTGCCCCGAACTTGGTTCAATTCCGTAAAATGTGGTGACGGAGTTGAGGCTTTACGCCAGTATCAACGAGAGTATGATGAAGACAAGAAAGCGTTCAGGGCATCACCCCGACACGATTGGACATCACACCCTGCCGACGCTTTTCGTATGTTAGCCGTTGCGTGGAGGGCCGAGCCATCCGCGCAGAGACCGTTAGAGAACAAGACCTTGATAGTTGGGCCACAGAACGAGGTCACCTTGAACGATATGTGGCAGGTACATGAGCAAAGCGTTTCCAAGAGGGCGAGAATATGAGTGGCGTAAACAATCCATATCAGTATCCATACGAAACGGTCGCCGTTTCGCAGACCGCGCAGGTGCTTGGCACTAACGGCGCAATCGGCGACTACCTGCATCGCATCGTGGTAACTGTCTCAACTGCTGCAACATCGACGGTGAGCATCATCGACGGCAGCACGACGGTTCTTGCAATCCCGGCTAACACGCCAATCGGCGTTTATAGTCTTGCGCTAAACCTAAACGCGGCGGTCGGGCCGTGGAAGGTCACAACGGGTGCAGGCGCTGCTGTGCTGGCGGTTGGACTGTTTAGCAAATGAACCGTAAGCCCGGTCTTTACGCCAACATCCTAGCGAAACAGGAGCGCATCAAGGCTGGCTCCGGCGAAAGGATGCGTAAGCCGGGGACAGAGGGTGCGCCGACTGCAAAGGCGTTCCGTCAGTCTGCGAAGACGGCTAAACCGGAAAACAAGGGTTACTGATGAGCGCAGCGTGGCAGCGTAAGGAAGGCAAAAACCCGAAGGGCGGTTTGAACGCCAAGGGTCGCGCTTCCTACAAAGCCGAGACGGGTGGCACGCTGAAGCCCCCGGTGAAGAAGGGCGACAATCCGCGTCGCGCATCGTTTCTTGCACGCATGGCAGGCACGGCGGGGCCGATGGAGAAGAACGGCGAGCCTACCCGCCTCGCGCTCGCGCTGCGTGCGTGGGGTGCATCGAGTAAGGAAGATGCACGGGCGAAGGCAAGCGCCATCTCTGCGCGAAACAAGAAGGACTAAGCAATGGACGAACGCGCAAGCCAAGAACTTGAGAAGTACCTGCGAATTATCGGCACTTACGATAACGAGTTCGCAAAGTGGCAGGCGCGGGTAAAGAAACTTGTTAAGCGGTACCGCGACGACACTAGAGGTGCTGGCGGTAACGAGACGGCGAAGTTCAACATCCTATGGTCGAACGTCCAGACGCTCATTCCCGCCGTCTACGCCAAACTTCCAAAAGCGGATGTACAACGCCGTTTCGGTGACAACGACCCCGTTGGTCGTGTTGCTGCGCGGCTTGTCGAACGCGCCATAGACTTTGAGATTGAGCATTACCCCGATTTTCGCTCGACCATGAAATACGATGTTGAGGACAGGTTCCTCGGCGGTCGCGGCACGGCGTGGGTGCGGTATGAGCCTCACGTTGCCCCCATTGGCATTGAGGATGACGGCGTGTCTGTCACTTCTGCCGTTGAAGAAGGTGAGGATGCACCGCCGCCGCTTGAGCAGATTGAGTACGAACGCGCCCCAGTTGATTATGTGCATTGGAAGGATTTTGGACACTCACAGGGTCGCACTTGGGAGGAAGTCAGCCAAGTATGGCGTTGGGTTTACATGACCCGTGAGGCGCTCGTAGAGCGTTTTGGTGAGGAGATGGCGCGTCAGGTGCCGACCGACCAAGGCCCGGAGACGCTCAACGCTTACCGCGACAGCAAACGGCAATACAATTTGGCTAAGGTCTGCGAGTTGTGGGACAAGGAGACGCTGAAAGTCTATTGGTTGGTTAAGGGCATGAGCCATGTCATAGATGTGCGCGATGACCCGCTAAACCTTGAGGGGTTCTACCCCTGCCCCAAGCCGCTGTACGCAACGACGACCTCGGACAGCCTTGTGCCTGTGCCTGACTTCGTGTTGTACCAAGACCAAGCGATGGAGTTGGACATTCTCTCTGACCGCATTGACGGTCTAATCAAGGCTCTGCGGGTGCGTGGCGTGTACGATGCCAGCCAACCGGCGTTGCAGCGATTGATGACCGAAGGGGATAACAACTCCCTCATCCCGGTCGACAAGTGGGCGGCGTTCTCGGAGAAGGGCGGCTTGAGGGGTAGCGTTGACCTGCTGCCGCTCGACACCATCGCGCAGGCGCTCATCCAATGCTATCAGGCACGAAGCGATATCAAGGCGCAGATATACGAAATCACGGGCATCAGCGACATCATCCGTGGTCAGTCGATGGCTTCGGAGACGGCGACGGCGCAGCAAATTAAGGGTCAGTACGCTGGTTTGCGGCTACGGTCGCTACAAGAGGATGTGGCGCTCTTTGCAACGGAAGTCATTAGGCTCAAGGCGCAGGTTATGTGTATGCGGTACCAGCCGCAGACCATCCTTGCCTACTCTGCCGCCGAACAGATGTCGGATGCTGACAAGGCGCTCATCCCGCAAGCGTTGGAACTTATCCGCGAAAAGCCGCTGCGTAACTTCCGAATTGATATTGCCGCCGACAGCCTTGTGCAGATTGACGAATCGCAGGAACGGCAGGACAGGCTCCAGTTTATGCAAGCCTTCGGCGGTTTCTTGCAGCAGGCGCTGCCGGTTGGTCAAGCCTCGCCCGAACTTGTACCTGTGATGATGGATTTGATGAAATATGGCGTGCAGGCGTTTAAGGCTGCGCGACCGCTTGAGGGCACCATTGACGCAGCGTTGGAGCAACTGAAGCAGGTTGCCGCACAGCCGCGTGAGAACCCTGCCGCGCAGCAGGCTCAACAGGCTCAAATGATGGCGCAGGCTGAACAGGCTAAGTCGCAGATGCTCATGCAGTTGGAGCAGGCTAAGTTGCAGCAGACATCGCAGGTCGAGACGATGAAGGCGCAGAACGACCAGCAACTAGAGCAGATGAAGCAGCAGTTTGAGGCGCAACTTGCACAACAGAAAATCGCCGCCGAACAACAGATGGCGAAGTACAAAGCCGACTTGGATGCTGCAACGCGCATCATGGTTGCCCGTATTGCCGCCAATCCCGGTCTCGACATCCCCGCGTTGGAACAACAGCAGGGTGTCACCGAGCGCGTCATGCAGGACATGGGCGGCGAGGTAAGGCAGGCGATGCAGAACCTCGTGGCGCTATATGGGCAGATGGCATCGTCGAACGATGAAAACATGAAGGGCGTGCGTTCTGCGCTTACTACGCTGACGGCTCCCAAGCGCATCGTGCGTGGCGCTGACGGGCGTGCGGTAGGCGTGGAGGCGGTACAGCAAGCCCTTGAACTGGAGCCGCGTCTGCAATGATTACGACGACGAAAGGCATGATGGACGAAACCTTGCTGGAAAAGCGCGAAGGCGAGGTTAACAACAACCACGAGCATACGCAGTGGGTGGAATACTGGCATGAGGGCGAGTTGGTACATCGGTCTGTCCATGTCCAACTGAAAGAAACCCCGGCCCTCTTTGGCGAACTGGAGAAATTCTGATGGCTAACACGCAGGCAATGTGTACCTCGTTCAAAGTCGAGATTCTGGGCGGCGTACACGCCATTGGCACCCCACCGACTCGGGCAAACACGAACAAGGACACCTTCAAGGCGGCGTTGTACCTCACTAGCGCAACGGTTGACGCTACCACGACCGCTTATAACGCCTCTGGAGAGGTTTCAGGGACAGGCTATAGCGCAGGTGGCGTAACGGTCTCCAATGCCACAGCGCCCACCTCAACGGGTACCACGGCGTTCTATACGCCCTCCGCCTCGTTGACCTATTCCAATGTGACGCTGGCAACGGCATTTGACGCTGTGCTGATGTACAACAGCACGCAAAGCAACAAAGCGGTCGCGGTTTACACATTTGGGTCGCAGACGGTAACGGCGGGTAACTTCATTCTGACGATGCCCGTTAGTGACGCATCAACCGCGCTTTTGCGGATTGCGTGATGAGCCGTGGCGAAGGGGCCGTGGGACTTAGGAACTTGGGATGACGCAGAATGGAGCAGTCTTCCGGTTACGGGCGTTACCGGCACGGGTGGTGTCGGTAGTCTTGGCAGTCAAGCGTCTGCTGCCCTCGTTGGCGAGTCTGCTACGGGACAAACTGGTACTGCTGTATCAAACATCGTTGTCGCGCTATCTGGCGTTTCGGCAACAGGGCTTGTCGGGGATGAAACCGATTCGGTTGAGGTTGCGCTTACCGGCGTTAACGCTGCGGGTGAAACAGGTAGTTTCAGTCTGCAAGGCGAGGTGGCGCTTGTTGGTGTTGGCGCTACGGGAGCGGTGGGTACCCTTGGTCAGCAAAGCGAGTTTGCGCTTTCTGGGGTATCTGCTACCGGTGCGACGGGTATTGTTGCCGCCGAAAACCAAGCAACCCTCTCTGGGGTTAATGCAACCGGAGCAACGGGCACCCTCACGCCGTCAATCGTCCCAGTCATCATCACCATTGATGACTCCAACGGCGACCACAAAACCCGTAAAAAGCGGTGGAAAGAAGACCAAGAAAAGCGTGAAAGGCGTAAGCGAGAGTTAATCGCGGTTTACGAGCAACTGTTAGAGGTACGCCCAGAGATTGCCGAAACGATTGTTGAACCGTATATAACTGTTAACATTAAACAACCTACGGTTAACTGGGATGCCTTGTTAGGCGACCTAGACCGGGTTGAAAGGCTGATGCGAGAGCATCAAGAGATGGACGACGAGGAAGTATTGTTGCTGCTATGAAACGGACTTATGTCATGGTTGATGGTGAGTTTGTCGAGCGCAAGCGTGACGCAAGCGGTCGTAGTCACTACATTTTGCCCGACATAGCGCCTTATCAGTCGATGATTGACGGGCGCATGATTACCTCCCGTTCACACCACCGTCAGCACCTAAAGGCTAACGGCTGCGTAGAGGTTGGTAACGAAGAC